TGACTGATCTCAACCCGGAACAGGTACGGTACTGGCGTACATTCCCGTATGGCCCCCAGGTGCCGCGAGCAGACTTCCGTGCCCTTGCCGATTCCTGGCTGGCCCAGAGGGAAGCACTAGCAGCCGCACAACGGCTGAAGCGGATCGCGTGGCTGGTTCGTCAGGACAAGTTCGGTGAGGCTCGGGAACTTGCGACCAAGTTCTTCAATGACGAAGGGGCGCTGGCTTCTCTCTCTAACAATAATACTAATGACTGACGATCCTATTAAGAACATCGAGGATGAGAAGGGTCAAAAAGATATGGGTGTAATGGCTGCACGAGTTTATCTCGGTGCGCTAGAAGAAGCAGAAGATTTGGAGAACAGTACAGTTATTGCTTTTAATGCAACTGCGGCCTTCTTCGCGGGAATGTTTAGAGGTAATCAAACCGAGGAAGGAGGTGATAACTAATAGAAGCAGCAACAGTAGTGAAACCCGACATTAGAAAAGTGTTGGGCGTTAAGCCGCCGGATAGTGTGGTTCAGTACCTTAACCTATTGGTGTATGGTGAGCCGGGTGCAGGTAAAACCTATCTATGCGGTACGGCACAGGATAGTGAGGATACTCGTCCTTTGCTATTCCTTGACGTAGAGGGTGGTAGTATGACTCTACGTAGACGTCCTGATGTTGATGTTATTCAGATCAGGTCGATGCAAGAAATTATTGATGTCAGTAATGAACTGTTTAAGAATCCGGGCTACTATAAGACTCTTGCTGTTGACTCACTAACAGAGTTGCAGAAGCTCGATCTAATGACAGTTGTTAAAGACTACAAACGTTCTTCATCTACACCTGATAGAATTGACGAGGACGTTCCAGATCAACGGTCGTGGGGTAAGTCAGGAGTACGTATTGGTCGCATTGTACGTTTCCTGAAAGACTTGCCTATTAACACGATTATGACTTGTCTCCTAGCAACAGAGTGGGAAAAGGATGACAAGAACAGAGATACAGATACGGTGAAGTTGTTTTATCCTGCTTTGCCTGGGAAGCTGCGTAGCGAGATTCCTGGTTACTTTGATGTTGTAGGTTACCTCAAAGCAGAAGCACCAACACCAGGAACTATCGTTCGTGACTTGCAGGTAGCAAAGACAAAGAAGGTAGTAGCAAAAGATCGTACCGGATCATTGGGATTGCTTGTTAAGGAACCATCAGTCCCGTTGATGTGGCAAACGATCAACGACAGCAATCAGGTTGAGAACAAAACCTAAAGGAGATTAATCTTGTCTGAAGCAACCGCTACAACAGAAGGTATGGGGCCTCTCGATCTTAGCGATGCCGACACTAGTGGCATTGAGCCTATTCCGTCAGGTACGGAACTTAAGGCAGAGGTTTTTCAGTTTGAGCCTACGAGCATCAAAAACGAAGGTGGTAAGATGGAAGTTGGTACACCTGGGTTTAAGGTGCAGGCTCGCATTCTCAACGAAGGTGAAGGTTCACAGTATTACAATCGTCGCGTCTTTAACAACTACTGGCTTCCTGGTGGTAGTTATGACCAGGAGAAGGCTAAGAAGATGCGCGGCATGTTCGTGAACTTCCTCGTTGCTATCGGTTATGACAAGGACGAAGTTATGGGTGGTAGCTTTGCTATCCCCGAAGCTTCTGATGTTGAAGGTAGGGAGTTTATTCTTCGTGTAGGCGTTCAGCCCGCGCGTGAAGGTTACCCTGCACAAAACACGTTCCTTGCAACCAAGTCACTCGCGGAGGCTTCATCTGCTGCTAGTGGTCTGCTTTAAGAGTTAGTTTCCTGCGATCAAATTCCTCAGAAGTGGGGAATCTACTGAATAACCAATAAAGTAGCTAGGGAAACTGACAAGAGGGAATGGGGAGTAGCGTACGTCGAACCGCTAACTCTCAAACGACAGCATATGTGCCCGTTTCCTCTAATCGTATAGATGTCTAGCGAACTCTCACTACTAAGAGTAAAGTTTTTTGACCTCTTATTTGGGGCTAATAAAGGCTACCTGTGTATCGCTACTAGGCAGGCCCATATGAAGGAAACATTTAAGCAAAACTTTTTCAACTGGCCTGAACAACGAAACAGCGTATCTAGTTTTCTGGATCAAGCTGTGCATCGTCGTGATGTATGGTTCTGTCCTTCGTTGTTGGAAAGGTCTGAGCGGAAGAAGGAGTTTTGCCTGCCTAGTGATCTAGTGTATGCAGACTTGGATACCTGCAATCCTAAGGATATCAAGCCTATACCCTCAATTGTAATTGAGTCTAGTCCTATGCGCTATCAAGCGTTGTGGCAATTGCAGGAGAAGGTAGAGCCATTCATTCAAGAGGACTTCAACAAGCGTATTGCATATAAATACGCTGATAATGGTGCTGATCCTAGTGGATGGGACTTGACTCAGCTTCTTAGAGTGCCCTACACGTTTAACTACAAGTATGAGAATGTCGATGAGCATACGGTACCCGAAGTCAAGCTGTTGCAGACATTCGAGACTAAGGTACCTAATCAGCTACTCGCAGACATTCCCGTAGTAAAGGGTAAGCAAGAGGCTGAGATAATTCCTAGTCCGGGTATCGAGGGACTACCAGCCGTAGACAACGTGATCTACCGCTACGCACCATATCTTCGCAACACAGCGTTCAACATTCTTTACACCGAAGAACCCTCTATAGATGCGGATTGGTCAAGAGTATTGTGGCGGCTAATCAATATCTGCCTAGAGGCAGGAATGAGCAACGAAGAGACGTTTGCCGTATGCCTAACTGCTAAATGCAACAAGTATGTAAGGGATGGTAGGCCACCCTTTCATCTTTGGCAGGATATTCTTCGTGCTGATGCAGGTCAACGTAAGCTTACGCTTATTACCGGCAAGTTCGAGCATCTTCAAATGCCTACGCTTGTTGAGGATATCGACGTATCGGGTAGTTTCATTGACGAGTACAAAAATTGGGCTGCTAACGCTACCGACGCTGTGGATTCTTTTCATGAATTGTCGGCCGCAATTCTCCTTAGCTCAGTTTGTGCAGCAGGTATTCGCATTAAGGTAGACTATGGTGATATGGTGCCTAACCTTTGGGGGCTGATCTTAGGTGATTCAACACTTACACGCAAAACTACAGCGATGCGTATGGCGATGGATATTGTCACTGATGTTGAAGCTGATAGCATCCTTGCAACTGACGGAAGTGCAGAAGGATTGCTTACGGGTCTTAGCACACGCCCTAATAAAACCTCCATCTTCTACAAGGACGAGGTAAGTGGCTTTGTTGATTCTATCAACAGAAAAGACTATCTGGCTGGTATGCCGGAAACACTCACTCAGCTATATGATGTGCCGAGAGTTTACACAAGGAGGCTACGAAAAGAAACGATCGTTATCACCAATCCTGTTTTCATTTTCTTTGGGGGTGGCATCAGAGATAAGGTCTATAGCCTTCTCAGCGATGAGTATGTCCTTAGTGGGTTCCTTCCTAGGTTTCTCGTTGTTTCAGGCGAAGCAGACTTATCAAGAATACGAAGAACGGGTCCAGCATCACGAAACGCAAGTGAAACGAGGGCCGATCTTGTAGAGAAGATGAAGCAGTTGCATGGCGTTTACAACGACAGTGTGATTATCGAGGTATTGGGCCAGCAGGTTGAGACGAGTAAGGAAATCTCTGCTGAGTTAACAACCGATGCGTGGGAGGTATATGGTGACATTGAGTTTAAGATGGTTAAGGTGGCGTCCGAAAGTGAAATCAGTATGCTCGCCCTCCCAACGTTTGAGCGAATGTCTAGAAGTCTCCTCAAACTCTCAACTCTTCTTGCCGCTGCAAAACGAGAACCAGTTGAGAATGTTCTAAAAGTAGAGAAACTTGAAGTTCAGGAAGCAGCATACTACATTCAGCGTTGGGGTAATCACTCAATTGATCTTATCCGCAATGCTGGTACAGGAGCAACGGAAAGAGAGATTCAAAAGATTTACAGGACTATTCAACGTTATCCGAACCTCACTCGTAGTAGAGTAATGCAGGCTCATAATCTTACCAAGAGACAAGCCGATGAAATTCTCGGTACACTAGAAGATAGAGGTTTGGTGATTCCAATCAAGGAAGGCAGAGGAACTAGATTGCGAGCAATGGAATGAGCGAGAAAATTAATTTGTCAGCAATAATGACCAAAGAAGGAAAGCTATACGTAGTGGACCAGGATGGTAGAGAGTTCAATGTTACATACGACAGCTTTAGAGCTATAGGTGACGATAAAAATGCTGTTCAAACTCAGTTAGAAATTGAGTTCCCTTATACTCCAACGCATAAGGCATATGTGAATGTATCGTTTAGGGTTCCTCTTAAGGTAGAGTCAGAGTCTCTTAGAAAGCAATTTGTAGAGTTTTGGGTGGGAAGATGACTAACGCACGTAAATCAAGGGAGAAGCATAGAATGGAAGAACGAGAGATTATTGAACGTCGGATGGAAGAGGAAGAACTGAAGTATATGCGTGAGAACTTTCAGGTATACTCTTGTAGTGGTACTCAGCAGCATGAGCCTAACTGTGATCGGGAATGCAAAATTGTGCAGCTAGAAGGCATTGACCGTGATATTGCTGAAGAACTTGGTAAGTGGGACGAAGCTGGTATGGTTGCTGTAGGTGGTGTTCCTGGTCTGCCTATTCCTGGCATTCCTATTAACACATTCGATCTTGATGTCAAGATTGTTGCGCTTATTAATTATCTTGTTGAGAATTTCGCCATAAGCAAAGAAGAACTAGATAAGTGTTATGCAGAAGAAAAGCTGTTAAGACTAAGAAGCATTCGTGAAGCTAATGAGGATGCACTACGCGAAGCTAGAGCTAAGGCACACCTTGGTATTCAGGAGCCTCCTAAGCCTAACCTTATCCTTCCGACCGGAACTAAACTTCAATGAAGGTTTACATCAGCGGTCGCATTAAAGACTATCCGCAGTACCTTCAGCACTTTAATAGGGGATGCGCTTTTGTCTCCGACGCTGGACACGAACCAGTTAATCCCTGTGAGATAACTCAGATCGAGAATGCGACATACGAGGATTTTATGAAAGCCGATCTTAAAGCACTTCTAGAGTGTGATGCTATCTATATGCTTAAGGGTTGGGAACGTTCTGTTGGTGCGAGATGTGAGCATATGGTAGCAGCAATGTGTGGACTCATCATTACCTATGAATCTAACCAGCAGCAATAGAAAACACCCGCTAGCTGAGTGCGAGAAGTGCCCTCTCGTTAAAGAACGTTGTGCGCCTACAACGGGGCCTAACGATGCTAAAGTTGCATTAGTTAGTCGTTCTCCTGGTAAGTGGGATGCTGAAGCTGGTGTGCCTTTTAGTGGGCCTAGCGGTAAAGTCCTCGATTATCTACTTAAGCAGAATGGACTTAAACGTGACGACATCATCACAACAAACCTTGTGCTATGTCAGTCGGATGATCCTCCGAAGGAAGCAATTGCGGCGTGTCATAAAAGGGTACTCGCGGAGGTTGCTAACGCTGACACTATTATTGCAGCAGGTGGGGAAGCAAGCCGCTTTTTCACAGCAAGCACTATTGAAAATGCAAGAGGTTATGCCCACGAAGTCAATGGACAACGAATCATTGTCACCAATAATCCGGCATTGGTTCTGAGGGATGCAGACAGTTTCCCTAATCTAGTAAAGGACTTTAAACGTGCAATCAAACCGCTCCCTCCACCAAAGCTTCCAGAAGTCACAATTATCCGCGATCCTGCACAGGCTAGACAGATTCTCACTGACCTACTTAAAGCTCCGCCACCCATACTTGCAGCAGATATCGAAGCAAGAGGCGGAACTACTCATAGAGCTGAACTCGCTTGTATTGGATTTTCTGCAACGGGACAAAAGGCGTTGGTCCTCGGCCCTGAAGTATTGGGAGATAACACAGCTTTTGCTTTACTTAGAGCGTTCCTTGAAGGAGGGACTAAGTTCTGTTGGCACTTCGGAAAGTACGATGTAAAGGCGCTGAAGTTCAATGGTATTGACGCGCGATTGGATGAAGATAGCTTTGTACTTAGTATTGCTTGTGATGAGCGTCCTGGTTATCACGCTCTTGATTATCTACTTATGGAAGAATTCGGGTGGCCCTACTACGAACCTTCAAGTGTAACTCATTTCAAGAAGAATGGCTATATGCCAGAAGGATCAAATCTCGATGAACTCTTTGAGTACAACGGGTGGGACGCAGCAGGTACTATGCAGCTATACAAACTACTGGAACCTCGGGCTAAGAAAGATAACGTGTATGATCTTTACAAAGCCCATATGCTTCCCATCTATCAAGCCTTCGTTGATATCGAAATGCGAGGATTCCACTTCGATGTGGAGGAAGCAGCCAATCTAAGAGAAGAACACATGATTCCCCGCTTGTGGGAACTAGAGGAAGAACTACAGAAGATCACAGAACATATCGGTTACAATCCCCGTTCATCCCATCAGAGTAAAGCGATCATCTATGGTGAGTGGGGTCTTAAGCATAAACTAGGGACTTTGCAGAAGAAGGACAAGTCAACCTCCACAGACCATCTTGTGCGTACTGAGATCATTGAGGGTAGGTTCCAGTGTAACCCAGGTAAGAAGCAGAAACTCATTGATTGGGCTAATGCTATGGAAATCTACTCCAAGATCAATAAGCAGAAAGGCACCTATGTTGAAGGGCTCATCAAGAAAACGCTTGACGACGGAAAGGTGTATACTAGTTTTAAATTTGGAGCCGTCACAGGCAGAACATCTAGTGAGACTCCTAACATACAGAATATTACTAGATCAGGGCACTATGGCATCCCTAGTATGCGTACTCTCTTTAAACCAAGCCCAGGCAACGTCATTGTTCAGGCAGATTACTCGCAAGCTGAACTCAGGAGTATCGCGGTTTTCTCCAAAGACCCTACACTAACAGCAATCTACATGGATAGCAAGCGTTCGCTGCATAAAGAACGTGCGCTTGCTTTCTATGGAGAGGGCTATACGAAGGATGAGTATGTTCAGGGTAAGAACATGAATTTTGGCATTACCTACGGTCAAGGTGCTGCCGCATTTCATGGTATGTATGGTATTCCCTACGATACAGCACAGGAGTACATTGATGCATGGTGGAAAGATTTTCCGACGATCAAGAAGTGGGTGGACTCCGTTCATATCGAAGTCGTCAAAAAAGGAGTGGTTATCAACCCCTTCGGTCGTAAGCGAAGATTCCAGCTTATCACAAGGGAGAACAAAAGCGAGGTTCAGCGTGAAGCACTTAACTTTCTTCCACAGTCTACTGCTAGTGATTTTACCCTTGCTAGCGTTGTTCGTCTTAATGAGCTTGGGGTGCCCATCGTGGCTACTGTGCATGATAGTATTGTTGCTGACGTTCCTGAGCGGGACGCTCATAGCGTTGCTAGGATAATGAAGGAAGTAATGGAGGCGATGCCTAAAGAGAAGATCGGTTGGACTCTGCCCATTACGGTAGATGTAAGCATTGGCGATAATTGGGGCGCTGTGGAAGAAGTCGATCTAAAGGTGGCGGCATGAGTCTAGTTACAGGAGAGGAACTAGCAAAGCATCTAGATATGATTAGTGAGCTGATTCGTAGCGATGAGCATGATAGCTATGAAGGCTCGATTACGTACGAAGCAGCAGACAAACGTGATACGTATGAAGTAAGTGGCATGTACAGAATCAATGATTACGGTGGACAGGGTTCCGTTCATCTTTTTCGAGAAGGTGAAGATAGAACATAACTGCGGCATAAGGAGAGTA